TCATCTAGTGCCGATGAAGATGATGCTCTAAGTTACTTCCAAAAACTTGCGGAAGAATAATTAATTAGGGTAGAGTCTAATATTATCTGCTTTCTTAAGGGTTTCACTCTCATATTGAGTGGAACCTTTTTTATATTCCATTATATCATCAAGGTTATTAAATACTAGGTTAAGATATTCAGTCTTAAGGATAAATATATTTCTTTTTTTATCTTGAATTTCATCTTCATAATCTTGATTAGTTATTGCTGTGGTAATATTTTGTGCAGTTACAGCTGACCCTAATGTTCTATCAAAATAAGTAACTGCAAATCCTACAGGTACATGTAGTCCATCTTCTACAATGATGGAGCCGTTACTATTTTTCACACCTGTGCATTCGTAGTGATGAATTTCTTGTAACTTTTCTTCTGTTTCATACTTATTAATTAAAAAATTATGATAAGAGTATTCACTCATAGGCCATTCAGTCTGAATATTTGTGATATTATTTGCTAAGAGAATCACCCAATCCAATGTAGGATCATCATAGATTTTTTCTGCTACATTATCAGGTCTTTCATCTCCTATGATTTGATATTTGGTAAAGTAAGCAAGATTGGCATAGATATCCTCTCTTAATTTTGCTCTTTTAAAAAGGTTTTTTACCTTTGTAAAGTTAGAGATTGTTCTTTCACCTGGTGTTCTATTAACATACAGGAGATCTGGAACTTGTCTGAAATAAGGTCTAGCCATTGTTAGAATCCTGTTGTTGGGTCATCTACATTTCTTACATCATCATTATAGATAGGTTCTAATTCTTTGAATGACATTGATACGTCATAAGAAGTCATTGAACCATTATCATATGTCATATAATTACCATCTGGAGCATACGTGACATTAAGACCACTTAATGCACAAGGTTTAATTTTATTTAAGAAAGGGTGATCCTTATCAGTATCTCCGTTAAAGATATATCTAAGTTTATAAACAGCAGGAACATTAAGAAAGATTTTATCTCTTCTTTTAGGTGCCATTGTTTTCTTTAGAACTTTTATAATAGTTCTTACTGTTGTTGCTTCACTTGGTGTGCGCGGAGTGAATCTAAAATTATATTGGAAGCTTCTGAGTTGAGGACCAGCAAATAAAACTTCTAGGTTTGGATTAACTACGATACCTGCTCTTCCTAGTATGTTGGCATTGACGGCTTTACCAGCAAAATATGCTTTAATAAATCCTTCCATTTGAGGGTTATTCATGAAGGCTTGAGCTGCATTACCGGCTCCTCCAAGAAGATCTCTAGCAGCTTGAAGAGGAGCTCCGCCACCTGCAGTTCCAATAGCATCGAATGCTAATCTTCCCGCTGCTTGTTGAATTGCATTCATTCTATCCTCACCCCAATCTACTCCATTTCCTTCGGAAAGACCTTGAGGGGTCATGGGTAGGAAAATAGTAGAACCTACTTGTTTTACTCTGAGATAACGTTTTTTGACACTTTTAAAACCGAACCAATCACTATCATTTAAGTTAATATTATAATGTCCTCCTGCTTCTGATACACTATTTGTGGAGGCATTTCCTAAAGTAGAGCTTGTAAGTGCTGGTACATATTCAATAGGAGTAATTTTTATAAAATCAAATTCCTCTGCAGCATGATCTTCAGGATAGATTAGGGTCTTACTTTTTGATGAAAATGCTTTTTCTCCCCATAATGTTCCCTGGTGGACTTTTGTTACTCCGCTTACACTATACGTAGCAGCGGGTTGAGTTTTTTTTGTCCTTTCGGCTTGTGTTAAATCTTGAGAATCTGCAGCATTAGTTTCTACTGCTTGATTTGCATATGCAGATGCCTCTTCAAAAGTATCTCCTGCATCTTGTCTTCCTCTTATTATAGTATCTCTTGCTTGTCCCCGTATAAGTGTTTTTGCATTTGGTGAAGTGAAATAGGCGGCTTGATCATCAGATGCACTACTAGTGGGTTGAAAAACATTAGTGTTACTGTAGAGGGTTCCAACTTCCTCATGTGCTCCTGGTCCCCATGGGTCTCTATACAGAGTGCTAACTGAATACTCTTTTCCAGTTTCCTCATCTGTTTTAACTACTGATTTGACATAGTAGTTTTGTGTATAGGTTATAGATGGATTATCTACATCAGGATAAGTGACTGTAAATTGATCACTAGCAGAGTCACTACCGTATGCTACTGGAGTTGCCATTCGACAATGTTTTTTATTTATTTAGCCGTCCTTAAGAAATATCCATAAGGAATAGTCTTCATGTATTCTATTTCATCTTCTTTTATTACATGTAAGAACCCTGCTACTTCTTGCCAGGTGTAATTTCTATAGTCATTCCAGTGGAAGTTTACTCCCCTAAATCCCCAACGGAAGACATCAATACATGCAATAAGAGGAAAGTTATCAAAGGCAAGGTCTTTAGTTTTTGGTATGTATATAAAGGTATAGTATTTGCCCACATCAGGAACAATTTCTGTTTCTTGAAAGACACTAAGGATCTCTAACATAATTGATTCGGGATCAACGAGTCCTTCTATTTTTCCTTGAAGTTGTCCTACTCTATCATTAGGATTTTCAACTTCATCCAACCCAAAAGTTTCAAGCTGTTGTCTTTCTAGTGCTCTATTTAAATCTCTATCTCTTCTTTGCTTTAGGGTTTTTCTTGCCATTATCTAATCCCTAATTCTTTTTCGGTAACGATTTTAAATTCAACTTTTCTATCAGCACACCACTCTCTTGCTGCTTTCCATTTTGCTTTATTAACCTCATAGGTTTTGCATTCATAGAGGTAGGATTTAGTCACTTTCTTTCTTGGCTTTGGTTTGAGAGTTTGCTTTTTAGGTTTAACTTCAATGACATAGGTTTTTAATTCACCTGTGCTTTCTTTTACTTTAATAAGAAAGTCTGGAAAGTATCTACGGACTTTACCATCAGGAGCACGATAGGGTATCCAAAACTCTTCACTTCCCCACTCTATAATACTTTCATTAATATCACACCAATTACAGAATCTTCTTTCCCATGAACTACGACAAATAATATTACGTGGATTGCCTGTATATTTCTTGGGATTTGCTGGTTTAAACAAACTCTTTATACTTTCGGCCATACATAATATATAATGTAAAATTATTTATAGATGGCAGGTCCAAGACCCAATAGAATTAATACTACTACTCTTAAAAGTAGGATATTAAATATTGCCCAGACTTCGGTATATCAGGTGAAGTTACAACCTCCTGGCCCGGTACAAGATTTTCTTAGAACTTCAGATCCCGATATAGATTATGGTAGAGATGGATTGAATATAGAATTATTGTGTAGTGATACTAATTTACCAGGACAATCTTTGGCCACTCATGATATAACTCAGGATTATCCTGGTGTTAGTGAGAAGATGGCTTATAGAAAAATATATGATGATAGAATTGACTTTACATTTATGGTAGATAGGGACTATAATGTTATTCAATTCTTTGAGGGGTGGATTAACTATATTACAGGACAGGGTACAACTTTTACTAACGAAGAATATGTTAGTAGAAGTCGTTACTATAGAATGAATTATCCTCGTAACTATAAGACTGATAATCTTTATATTTCAAAGTTTGAGAAGGATCCATATGGATATTACTTAACATATCAGTTTATTGGTGCATTTCCTCTTACTATTTCTGCATCTCCTATTTCATATGAAAGTAGCACTAGTCTGAGATATACTGCATCGTTTAGTTTCATGCGTTATATTAAGACCAGGAAGAGAGAATATGAATTAATTTTTTGAACTAAATAAAACACTCATAATTTATTATTATGCCTTTACCAACCATTGCGACTCCTACTTATGAACTTGAGTTGCCCTCAACAGGAAAAAGTATTAAGTATAGACCTTTTCTTGTTAAAGAAGAAAAACTTTTAGTTCTTGCTCTTGAGAGTGAAGATAATAAACAAATATCTACTGCAATTCAAGCAGTATTAAAAAGTTGTATTAAGACTAGAGGGGTTAAAGTAGAGCAACTCCCTACTTATGATATTGAGTATTTGTTTCTTCATATCCGTGGTAAATCTGTAGGTGAAGATATTGAAGTTAATCTTATTTGTCCTGATGATAATGAGACTACTGTTCCTGTAACGATTGGTATTGAGGATATTAAAGTACAGAAACCAAAAGGTCATAGTAATCAGATTAAGTTGGATCAAAATTTAATGATGGAGTTGAAGTATCCTTCTTTAGACCAATTTGTTAAGAATAACTTTGATTTTGAAGGAGGTTCTCAGGTAGATCAATCCTTTGAGGTGATTGCAGGATGTGTGGATAAGATTTATACTGAGGAGGAGGTATGGTCTACTTCTGATTTTACTAAGAAAGAAGTGGTGAATTTCTTGGAACAGATGAGTAGTAAACAGTTTAAAGAAGTTGAAAATTTCTTTGAGACGATGCCTAAATTATCTCATGAAGTTGAGATTACTAATCCAAAAACTAAAGTTAAAAGTACTGTCGTATTGGAGGGTCTATCCAGTTTTTTCGGATAGCTCTAGTCCACATGGATCTAGAGAATTACTATAAGATTAAC